GAGGAGCTCAGTCTCGGTCGGGGCGTACCATGCCCCCGCCTCGACCTTCCGGTCGCCCAGGAGCGCAAGCGACCTTGCGGCGAAGGCGAGCCGCCCGTCCGCGTAGCGCGAGAGAAGTCTCAGCGTTTCGCCTTTCGTTCTATTTCCCATCGGTATCGTTTCCCTATTCTTCCGGTGTCGGCCTGATGCCGACCCGATACGGGGTGAATAGCAGACCCCGACGACGAAAGGAAAGACGATGAACGAGGAATGTCGGCCGGTGTTGGCGCGGACGGGAGGGTTCGATCGTGACTGAGGCCGACCTCGCCGATCTGCTGCACGATGCGGAGGTCGCGCAGCGCCGCTACGAGGCGGACGCCCGCCTCGGGCGGCGGGTCCGGCGGAGCCTGAACTACCTGATTACGCTCGGCCTCTTCGGCGGGGGGATCTGGGCGGTCGATTGGCTTCTACGCTGGATCGCCATGTCGCCCGCCGGAGGGTGAAAGGGAAAGCCCCTCCGACGGGCGACGGCGGCGACGACGACTCCCCCACAACGCCGCCACCATGAGAAGACCGAGAGCCCCCGCGAGCGATTGCGGGGGCTCTTGTACGTGGATCGGCGCGACCTCCGTGAACTCGCCCGTCACCCACGGAGACACGGACGCCCCATCCGCGAGACGCACCTCGACGCCTTGACGCTCCGCGCACGTTCCGCCCGCCCAATCGCTTGCGCGGATCCAGACCGCCCGCGCGTCGGGGTGGGCGGAGGAGGGGGATTCATCGGAGCCGGTGAACCGGCGCGTTTCGCCAACCGGGTCGCCGGAGGCCGAGACTGGACGAGCGTCGAGGTACTGTGCGGGTGGCGCGTTCCGGTCCAGGAACCGGACGCGGACGGCGCACGCGGGCGACGGTCCGAACTCGCTCCAATCGAATCCGTCATTCACAGGTTTCGGAAGCGATCATCGAGGGAGTCGCCCTCGAGATAGGGCGCGAGGCCCGAAACCTCCGGCGGCGGCGTCTTCGGCGGGTCGTGACGCTGCGGGTCCGCCCGCTGGACGCCCGCTGCGAATGCACGCGCCATCGAGGCCATGAACGCCGCGGGGCGCTTGTCCCCGACGAACGGCTGTAGCTTGCCGACGATGAAGAGGGCGCCCGCGTAGGCTCCGAGTTCGACGACGGCGCCGATCGCTCCGGCGATCTTCTCCTGATTCGCGAGGAGAAAGGTGAGGGGGTTCTCGTCCATGGGTCGGTCTCCTAGTGACAGCTCTTCTCGCCGCGCTGGATGCACTCGACGCGGTCGATCTGTAGTTGGAGTCTCTCCTGCTCCGCCATGATAATGCCGAGACGGTGATTCTCGATCCGGAGGGCCGCAAGTTGCGCGTTCGTCTGCTCCTGGGCCTCGATGACGGTCGGTAGCATCTCCTCCACAAACGCGAGCCGCATGTCGATCCGCGTGATAAAAACCGCGGCCCCGACGATTGCGGAGACTCCGGCGATCGTGGCGACGAGCAGGACGCGCGCGAGGCGCCCTATGACGATCTCGATCCGCTCGTCGAGCACCTCATTCATCCGGGTGTTCCTTCGCGAACTGGCACCCCAGGACGGCGGCGCCGCGGGCGGTCTCGACGCTCGCGTTGCAGATCTCTACGTCGTCGGGATCCTCGGAGATCATGGGGCACCCCAGCCGCCCCGCCTCGGCGACCATGTTCGCCGTCCGGATGCACTCCGACCGATCGACCTCCCGATCGCCGGATGGGAGGGTCACGCAGGCGAGCGCCACGGAGAGGGCGAATACGGCGACGAGGATCGGAAGGCGATTCATGGGCGGCTCTCCTATTCGACCGTGACGAGCTCGTTCACGGTCGCCACGTTCGACGGGTCTCGCGAGTCCCAGCAGGAACCCGAGAAGGTCTTCGCGCCGGTCGTGAACCAGGTATAGGAGCCGAGTCCGACCGTGTGATCCGCATCGAGGCCCGACATCTGCCCCCCGGCTGTCACGTCGCCGTAGTCTGTCACGTTCAGATCGCAGAGAACATAGGTAGGCTGGGGCGCCGTGGCCCAGGAGTCGGCGCCGACCGAGAGATCGGTTCGCAGGGAGACGCTCTGCCCGGTCGAGACCGTCGTGAGCGAGACCTCCGGGTCGATGTTCGGTACCGCTCCCGCCCGGTGCGCCCGATGCCGCGCGGCCATGGCGAGGAGTTCCTGGTAGGACGCCAGATCGCCCCCGGTGAGATTCCCCGCGCAGTCGCCCGCGCAGACATCCGTCTGCGCCGAGTCCGTCGTGAGCCACATCGCATGGAGCTCAGGGGTCAGGAGGTCGGCGTTCGCGGTGATCTCCAGCTGATGCGTCGCGTTCGTCACGATCTCGCGACCCACGACCCAGCGGTAGATTCCAGGGTGGGCGGTGCGGGCCGCACAGTCTCGAGAGCGGCAGCGCCCCCAGAGCGCCCCGCCCAGGTCGGCCGCATCGACGAGTCTCGTCCCGCCGTCATATCTGGCGTCATACGCCGAGCTCGCGCGGGTCGAGCTCCGCGGCGCCGCGCCCGCGATCTCGCGGATGAGGCGCCCCAAATCGTCGAGATCCCAGGTCGCGCCGAGCGTGGGGGTCGGAGCTCCACGGAGGCACCCCTCCGAGAGGACGAGCGGCGACCGGGTTCCGTCCTGCGTGGGATTGAACTTCCCAAAATGCCCATTATCCGAAACGTAGACGACGCAAGTGCGGGGGTCGTCCGCCACGGCGTCGAGGATCCCGCCGAGAACTCGAGCGTCGAGATCGGTCCCGTGGGCCTGGACGCACTCGTCGGCCGTGTCCGTGCAATCGCTCGAGGTGCCGGGGACGTGGTGCGGGCTATGAGCCTGATGGGTCGAGACCCAGGCAAAGCGGCGGCGCCCCGCGTGCGAGCTCCACCAGGCGGCGAAATCGTCCGTCATCCGCTGGTCGAGGTAGCCGGTCTCCGGGGTGATCCCGGCCGAGAACGTGACGGGGTCGGTCCGGGTCGCGCTCCGCTGATCCCACGCGGTCCAGTGGGCGAGGCTCGAGGGGTTCGCGCCGTTGCGACCCTCGACGGTGCCCCATCCTCCGCGGGCCTGCTGGGAGTAGTTCGGCCACGTCAGGACGCACGTTCCCGAACACTCCGAATCGTCCAGACACCCGCTCCCGTCGTCGTCGCAGTAGCCCTCGGAGACGACCCAGGCCTGTTTCCCGAACGTGCCGCACTCGTCGAACCCCTCGACGAGGTCGCAGACGTTCTCCGCGAGCGTGCCCTCCCGCCTCGAGGCGGCGTTTTGGATGTTCCACAGTCCCGACTCGACCTGGTTCACGTCCTGCATCAGAGACGCGCGCGTAATGAAGCATTGGGGATAGACGTGGATCGCCCCGGCCACGCCCGACGCAGCCATCGCGTCCAGGCGCGGGGCGGTGATCTCGACCTCGGGCGCCGTCCCGATTGCGGCGGCGACGTCGGCGTACTGGCGCGCCGAGAGGTCGTCCGACATGAGGAGAACGAACGAGCGCGGCGGGGGCTCGAGGGCATTCCAGCCCCCGGCCCACGCGAGACTCGGGACGACCAGGGCGAGGAGGAGCGCGGCGCGATTCACTGCTGCACCCATACGCGGATCTCCGATCGCGCCCCGACGTTGGCGCTGCCGGGGCTCGAGCCGGTTCCGTCGTGCGTGCCAGGGGCGGTGAAATCGTATTGGCCTGGGATCCGATGCGTCGAGGGTGAGGGCGCGATCGGGAGGACTTCGAAGTAGAGCGAGACCAGGCTCCCCGAGCTCGCGGTCCCGAGCGTGATATCCCGATAGGTGCAGGTGTAGGAGGCCGTCGAGGGCGCCGTCGTCACGTAGACGCCGCACTCCATGACCGTGTCATTCAGGTACTGCCAGAGGAGACCGTTTCCGACGTCGGTCGTGTAGGGGTTCAGGGTCATCCCGTAAAATCCGGGGACCGTGGCCGTGTCGCGGATCAGGAACGAGCCCACGATTTCGACCGTGACGACCGCGCCGGATGGCAGCTGGAGCGCGTCCGACCCGATGAACGGCGAGGTGAGAGTCTGGGCGTTCCACCAGGCCGTCGCGGGGTGCCTCCCGTAGTCCTGGACGACGGGCGCAATCGCGAGCGGCGCCTCCAGGCGGGCGAGATTCACATCGACGTCATACTCGAGATCGTCGGGGACGTAGAGCCGGACCCGCTCCGAGCCTGGGGCGTTCTGGGACTCTTCGAACGTCCACGACTCGCCCTCCGTAAGCGAGGGCGTCGTCGGGAGCCCCGCCCCCGGCACGTTCAGGGTGATCGAGCCGCTCGAGTCCAGGTAGATCGCGCACGTCGAGCTCTGGCCCTGGTCGTCGCCGATGCAGAGGCCGTCGGTCGTCGGGTTCAGGAGGACGCACGACCCGGGCGTCGTGGCGCAGTCCAGGTCCCCGCCGCCCAGAGATCCCGCGTCGAACTTCTCCTGGAGGGTGTCCGAGTCGTCGAAGATCGTGATCGACGCCGGGATCTCGAGCAGTTGGGCCGCGGCCTCGAGCGGCGCGAGCAGCGCCAGCGCGATCAGGGCGTATAGGTCGAGGCGGCGGCGCCGCCGATCCGGTTCGCGTTCCGGCCGACGATCCGGATCGTGTAGTCCGTCTCCCCCGCCTCCCAGGTGAACTGCGCGCGTCGATAGTCGGGTTCGACCCTCCATCGGGCATCCTCCACGGTCTCGCCGTTATGCGAGGCGATGGCGACGTACCAGTCCGCCCCCGACGCCGCATTCCAATCCACCAGGATGGTAACGGTCCCATCCTCTTCGTTCTGGATCTCTCTCGAGAAGACCAGCGCCCCTGGAGTCGGGCTCGAGAGATCGACGTCGCCCTGCCCGGTCGCGACCCAGGCGCTCGCGGCGGTCCTCGCCATGTCCCAGCCCCGGATCTGGCCCGCAACGTTCCATCCGGACGGGATCGAGAGGAGGTCGATCTCCCCGCCCGCCGGTCCGAACTCGTAGAAGCCCCGCGCGAACGCGGCGGCGTCGGCGGCGTCCGGCTCGAACTCGACCCAGTCCGGGCGCGTGGCCTGGGCGTCCGTCACCAGGTTACAACGGACCGAGAGCGAGGCGTGGACGGTGTCGAGCTCGTCGGAGTAGTAGAGCTGCCAGTTCCACGTCGAGATCCCCGGATTCGGGGGCGCCGACGGGAGCGCGGGCGAGAGCGGCGATCCCTGATCCGCGTAGTCCTCGATCTCCGTCCAGAGGTCGGGGTAGACCCGATGCGCCTCGATGACAAACTGGGAATCCCCCGCGTCCTCGCTCGAGACGACGCGCCACGTCTCGAGCGACGGCGCCGCGATCATCCACGGCATGCCCTCGCGGAGGCGGGCCTCGTCGAATCCGGTATCGACGGTCAGGCCGTTTCCCCCGGTGAACCCGTCGAGGGTCTCGGAGTGGAGCGACCCGTCCGTGTAGAGGATCCAGAGCTCGTCTCCGTCCGAGGCTTCGTTTGCGCTTACAAACTTGTCCGCCGTGATCTCCGTCCCGAACGAGCGCCATCCGGCGATGCGGCCCGCGAGGCGCGCCGTCGTCCGGGCGGGGTCGGAGATCGCGACGATGTCGCCGGGGGCCAGGTTCATCTCGGCCAGCGAGAGGCGGAACGTGACGATCTCGCTCTCATGTTCGGCCGAGAGGAGTTCGAGCCGCCCCTTCCGGAGGGCCTGCCCCTCGGAGATCGCGCCCATCGCCTGAATCTCAAGCGTCCGGCGCCCGAATCGGGACTCGACGAAAGGGCGCTCGACCGTGGCGACGCGCTCATCGAAGGGATCGGCGGGATCGACCCAGCCCACCAGGGCGACGCTCTTCGTCGCTTGCATCGACGCGCCAGAATAGGAGAACTCTCCCGCGACGACGTTGGCGGGAGAGAAGATCCGGACGGGATCTCGAGGAGCGTTCTGCGAGAAGTAGACCCGCCCGTCGGCCCAGAAGAGCGTTACATCCATGGCCGAAGCGATGGCGGTCGCGATGGCGAGGGCGTCCTCCCGCTTCTGGAAGACGTGGCCGAATCGGTAGCGGGGCTCCGTTCCGGAGGGGTAGGCGAAGACGCTCTCGTCGCATCGCTGCGCGCACTCGTAGAGACTCCACTTGTCAATCTGATCGTCCGCGAGCCCCATCCCGTAGCGGGTGGCGGTCAGGTAGTCGAGGAGGCACCAGGCGGGATTGTCCGTCCACGCCTCGTCGGCGGCGTAGAGGCCGTCCCAGGTTCCCGTGTAGACCCTCGTCGTCGGGTTGTAGTTGGACGGGATCCGGACGGTCCGCCCCCGCATCCGGTAGGCCCGCCGCGGGTTCTGGCCGTCGGTCGCGGACGCCGGGATCGTGAGGTTCGCGGTCGCGGAGTAAGGCATCGTCGTTGGCGTGCGGATAATCTCCGTGTGGCGCTTTAGGATCCCGGTGTTCGACCAGTTCGCGGGGGTGTCCTCGTCGGTCCTTACGAGGGCCTTCACCCTGACATCGTAGGGCGGGGAGCCGTAGTGCGAGAGGGGTCCGCTCTTAAGGACGACGTCCATCGGCTCCGTGACCCAGGCGACTTCGTTGTAGTGTTCGCTCCACATTCCCCAGAAAAGATTGTTGCGCCAATTCCCGATACCCCCGATCGAGGTGACGGCGTAGAAGGTCTTACCCGGGTACTCGGTCGCGCCCTCATGCCCGACGCGGACCCAGACCTCATCCGTGTCCGTCCATCCGGGGATCTCCGTGTAGCCGATCATCCGCTCGCACTTCGCGACGCCGCGGGCCGTCGGTCCCGGCATTGACCCGTGAAGCGTCGCGTCGGCCGTGTAGTCCTCGCGGAAGAGCCCCACGGCGGGGAACTTGTGCCACGTCGTCGGCGGGACCGTCTGGGAGTTGGAGAGGCCGACCTCCACGTAGCCGGTGACCTGATCGCCGTGATCGAGGTCGCCGTCCGGCAGAGCTCCGTCGTGGACGACCCACCAGCGCGCCCAGATGCCCCCCGGACGGCCTCCACGCCCGCCCCCGCTCCCGGCCGCGGAGTTCCCGATCCAGACCTCGTCTCCGTCCTCCTCGAGGGCGTAGTACCAGCCGTTCGAGCCCCAAAACTGATCCCAGTGATTCGGGGCGATGGCGCCCTGCCACGACCCGCCGGAGGGGCGGATCTCCATGTCGAAGTGAATCTCGCCGCCGCCGAGATCTCCGAGGACGTTTTGGTAGACGGGTCCGATCGTGACGGTCGCCCAGGTTTCATCGACGGCCGGGTCCGTGACGGTCCACTCGACGGCGCCCTCGTCGGAGGTCGTGTTATTGTCGTAGCGAATAGTGAGGCCGACATCGGTCGGCCGACCGAGCGCCGCAGCGGCGCCGCCGTCGTCGTCGTCGTGCGCGACGCCCTTTCGCTCGATTAGATCGACGTTGGGGAAGTTCTCGCCGCCCTCGACGGCGTTCACCCGCTGGTCGCCGAAGAACACCCCCTGGAGACCGTCCACGATTCCGTCGATCGGACCCTCGGAGATCACGTCGAGGGGCTGGATCTCGCTCTCGTAGGTGTACTCGGTTTTGAACGGGGAGCCTCCGACGCTCCCGTACTTCTCGATCGTCCTTTCGAAGACGGAGACCTGGACGGATCCGGCCGCGGCCTCGCCGTAGGCGATCGGGATCGGGGCGCCCTGGAATACCTGCTGTCCGATCGAGCCGAACGTAAACGAGGGCGGGTCGTTTTCGAGATCGCTCCAGTCCGTGTTCGGGGACGGCTGCATTGTGCGGACGATGCCCGAGAGGGCGACGAGGGCGCCGAGTTTCGCGTAGGTGCCCAGCGAGACGCCCAAGAACTTCGCCGTGAGGCCGAGTTTCAGCGCCGTCCCGCCGCCGAGCTGCCCCGCCAACTGAACGCCGCCCAGAGCCGCGGCCCCGGCGAACGCGGCGAAGATCAGGAGCGAGCCCAGGATCAGTTTCGCCGGACCCGCCTTCCCGTCGGCCGCGCCAGCGAGCGCGGGGCGGAGCGCGACCTCGCTCATCGGGCGGACGGCGACGAGCGCCTGGAGATCGACCGGCTCTCCGTCCACCTCGACGAGCCACTCGGCGCCGTCGATCACGCGCCGAGCGCGCGGGAACTGGACGCAGAGCGCCCGGACCGCCTCCGACGGACTCGAGACCGCGAGCTCCAGCGAGCTCGACCCCACAATCTCCTCGAGGGCACCCTCAAGGCGCAGGCTACAGACGGCGGCAGACGGCGAGAGGGAACGCGGCATAGCGGTCGAGGGCCTCCACCCTGGGGAGATAGGTCGGGTCGAACGGCTTCGGCCCTGCCAGGTGGTGATAGATCGTGTTCTCGTCCACGACGAGCGCGGCGTGGTTGTAGACCGCGCTCCGGAGTTTCAGGAGGACAACGTCGCCGGGGATGGCGCGGGAGGGATCCTCCGAGACGATCGTGAACCCCTCGGCGCGTAGGTTTTGCTCGAACGGGGCGGAGTCCAGGTGCGTCCAAAACTGCCACGCCCGAGGGTAGTTCCCCACCCTCTCCATGAAGAGCTCGCGGAGGCCGTCGCGGACGGCGCTCCAACAGTCCGTCACGCCCCACCGAAAGGGGCGATTGCGGAGATCCTCGGGCGCCAACGTGTCGCCCCACATGAACGGCTTCCCGCCTCGGGGCACGATCGCCCACGGCTTCCCTGTCGCGATCTGCTGCGCCTGGTCGAGCTCCGACGGGAACTCGAGACCGATCGGGTGAGTGTGAGCAATCACCCCGACGCCCGCCGGAATGCCGCCCTCGACCCGAAAGCAAACGGCCGGGTTCGGGCTCTCGTTCTCCAGGATCTCCAGACGGACGCCCTCATACTCGTCCCACAGGAACGCGACGAGCTCATGGGCGGGGTGACGCTCCGCCTCCCGGCCGAGCTGCGCTAGCGCCGCTGCCCACTTCCGGGGAACCCCCCGAACGGGACGGGATCTGTACCGTAGCGGGCCCGGCACCCCGATAGTCGCTTGCTGCATACGTCTTCCCCTTCGTTCGTCGTCGTGGAGTCGTCGGCCTCGAACATGGCGCTCCCCTGGTAGGGGCACGTCGCCCGACTGTAGTCCCAGGCGGCGCCGTCCCAGACCCGATACGTCCAGAGGCAGAGGTCGCGCACGACCTGGCGTCCGGGCGTCTTCTCGTCCCCGCGGTCCATCGCCGCCGTCAGGCGAAACTCGATCCATTCGGGGTTCATCGAGGCCATCTGCTCGATCCGATGCTGGTCCCGACGGATCCACCAGTCCGCATGAGGGTCGGCGCCGTCTACGAGCCAGTCCGAGATCAGGAGGTAGCGGGTAAGCGTGGCGCCGCGTAGGTGCTGCGTCTCCTCGAGGATCGGGAGCAGGATCCCTGAGACGTTCGCGACGCGGATCAAGGGCTGGGGGACCGCGCCCCTCGAGTCCATGTCATAGCCCTCGGCCTGGATCGGGACGGGGACGTAGACCTTCGTGCCCCAGCGGAGAAACGCGCCGTCGGGGTGGACGTCCGGGGTGAAGTGGAGCGTCGGGCCGGAGTCGATGATCTCCGACAGGTCGAGCTCGTAGAGCGCGACGAGGGGACCGGGGACGAACTTCTGGATCTCGGAATCAACGCCGCCGTCCGGGGGCGGGAGCGTGGGGGCAGTCATTAGTCGAGATCCCAGACTTGGACGAGTTTCGCGTCGACGGCGTGCGTGAGGTCAGTGTTCGGCGACCGTCCGACGTCGGCGCATCGCCACTTCTTCGCCGCGTCGGGCGAGCCTGGGGGCTGGTAGCGGAACGGCTCGATCATGTGATTTCGCAAAAACCCCCAGATCGAGCTCATGTCGGCGTAGCTGAGAAAGTCCCACCGGAGGACGAGCGACTCGCGCTCCGGCTGCATCCCCGCTTGTACGCGCTGGGAGTAGCCGTCGCCCATCTCGGCGACGAACATGAGCGGCGTCGTCTGGGACGCGGCGCCATTGATCGAGGGCGCCTTCGCGGGCGTGAAGGTGTCCACGTTCTCCCCCTATCCGAACGGCCGGAGGGTCGCACCCGGCCGGGTCTCGTCGCGCAGGAACGCTCGGAAGAGCCCGCGGAGCTCGCGGTTTAGTTCCTGCCCTGCGCCCTTCCCGAAAGCCTCCCCCTCGGTCTTCCCGCCCTGCGGCTCGTTCACGACGACGGAGACCTGGGGCGCGAAGACGGAGCCCCCGGCGCCCTCCGCCGAGACTCCGAGTCGGCCAGTCTTTGTTCGCCGGAGGGGGAGAATCCCCTCCGCCCCCGCCTCGCCCATCAGGCCTGTGCGCCCGCCCGACATCGGGAAAAGCGTAGGCGCCGTAACGACGCCGCCTCGAGCGAACGGGACGACCCGCCCGCCGCTGAACGCGTTCCCGTCGGCGTTGGGGAAGAGGCCCCCCAAGCCGATCCCGGCCGCGCCGCGGACGAGCGCTTGGAGGGTAATGATCCGGAGCAGGTCGGCCGTCACGCTGCGGGCGAACTCCTTCATGTCGAGTTTCCCGGTGAGAGCAAACTGCGTAAACGCGTCGGCCATCCGGCTGGTCGTCGAGAGCGTCGTCTGGAGCATGACCTCGTTCGAGCTCTTGAACTCGTCCTCGAGGCTCCGGAACTGGGCGCGCGTCCGGTCGGCATTCGGGAGGGGGAACTCGAGGACGCCGCCATTCGGATCGAGCGGTCCCCAGCCTCGACCCCCGCTCCGCTGGGCCGGGGCCGACGGGAGGGGGAATCCCAGGATCCCGCCGTTCGGATCGAAGGGGCTCCAGCCCCGCGACGTCCGGGCGACCCGCCCCGCGTTCTCGGTCGCCTTCGCGACGCGATTGATCCCGTCCGCGGCCTCGTTCGTCGCGTTCGCCCAGGTGAACCAGTCGATCGCCGAGTTCGCCACCTCCTGGGCGCGGATGCGGCGCTCCGCCGCCTTCGCCGTGAATCCCAGGAACTCAAGACTATCGGCCGTCTTCGCGAGGTTCTGGGCGGTCCGGGCCTCCATCTCGCCCATCTCCTGGGCGAACTTGATTAGGGCGCCGCCCACGATCTCCGTGAATCCGACCTTCACCTTCAGCGTGAAGCGGTCGATCGCAGTCTGGGCTCGAGAGAGGCTCTCGATCGTCTGCTCGCTCAGGATCACGCCAGCGTTCGCGGCCTCGTTCCCGAACTCGCGGAGCGCCTCCGAGCCCCCGACGATCACCCCGTACATCCGGGCGCCCTCGGAGTCCAGGACCTTCACGGTCCGGGCGAGCCCCTGGGCCTGCGTGTCGGAGTTCGCCACGGCGTCGGCGAAGTCGGCGAAGACCGCTTCGGAGGTGCGGTAGTTCCCTTCCGCGTCCACGATCTCCACATTCATCTCGGCGAAGGTCTTCACCCACTCCGAAACGCCCTGCTGCGCGAAGCCCAACCGCTTGGTGAACCGCTGGAGGGCAAGATCGAGCGTCGCCTGATTCACGCCGGTCGTCTGCGCGGCGTAGCTGAGTTCCTGGTAGGCGCGGGTCGTGAATCCCACGCGCTCCGAGGTGAGGCGGATCGCCTCGCCCAGCCGGAATGCGTCGCGGGTCGCCTTCGCAATGGCGCCGGTCGCGAGCGCCGCGCCCATTGTGCGGACGCTGCGGGCGAGAGTCCGCATCGCGCGGCCGGTCTGTTTCGTCTGGCGCTCGAGGCGGTTCAGCTGCCGCGCGCTCTGCTTCAGCTGCCGATCGAACTGGGCGGTGCGGGCCTCGAGGTCGATCAGGATCGCCGCGTCGCTGCGTGCCATCTACCCCGCCCTCCCCTTGAGCCGCTTCTGTTTCCTGAGCTCGACTTGGACGCGTTTTGCGAACACCCGACGCCACGTCTCGATCGCCTGCGGCCCTGCGCGGCGCTCCGCCCGGTTCACGAACGGGTTCCGGGGCATCGGATTTCCCTTCTTCCGCCCTCGCACGACGATCCGGCCGTACCAGGCAGGCCCGAGCCAGACGCGATGCGTCACGGAATGACGCTTCTTCCCGCGCTTCTTCGCCCCCGCCTTCACGGAGCGGCGCAGAAACCCGGGCCCGCGGATCGCCGCCTGGCCGACGCGCTTGTAGCGGCGCCCCGCAGTCCCCGGCTCCCTCCGCGTGGGCGCCTCCGCGATCACGGCCTTTTTTAGGGGCTCCACGGCTTTCCGATTCGCGAACGCGAGGACGCGCCCGACGACCTTCGACTCGAACCCGCGGAGTTCGCGCATCGTCTCGTCGAATCCCTCACTTTTCAGGCTGTACTCTCGAGCCATCCAGGAGATCCTCGACCTCTTGATGGGCGGCGTGGACGAGCGCCCAGGCCTCCCAGACATCGACGGCGGCCCGGTCGGCGATCACGGCGACCGCCTCGAACCGTGGGGCGCCGTCCGCGCTACCAGACCGAGCCATCCGATACGCCTCGATCGCCCACTCCGAAACGTGAGAGATCTCCGGCGGCGACAGGGACGTCTCGAACGTCTCCGCGGCCATTCGGAGATGCGGCCCGTGATCCTCCATCGCCCTCGACCAGCGGAGAAACTCCCCGATCTCCGCCTTCGCCTTGGCGACGAGGGTCGCGAAAGCGGTCCCGATCGAGGATCACCTCCATCAGGTGTGAGACCAGGTCCGGCTTCCCGAGCAGTTCCTGGAAGCAAAGCCCCGGATTGAACTCGAGCGCCTCGCCCGTGTCCCGGTCCACCATGCCCCGCCAGTCCTTCACGTAGACGCCCGCGAGGCACGACGCCGTGTAGGAGAACTCGTCCCAGGCCGACGCGTTCGGGCCGGGTTTCTTGATCTCCGCGAGCGCCTTCGCGTGGGCGAAGTTGTGCCCTCCGGCGCGCGCGACGCGCCACTCGACCCCCTCCCCGAGGTCGATCCAGACGCCGACGACGTCCAGGTGACGGTCCGACTCCCAATGCGAGAGCGAGTCCGATGCCATGGGTTCCCCTTTCGTGTGCGTCTTAGACGACGCTTCGGCTGAGAGTGACGAACTCCCCGGACGACGGGGTCACGATCTCGCCCGTGATCTCCTGGACGAGGAGCTCGCCCGTCGCGGGAGTCGGAGTCGGCGCGTTCGTAATCACGAAGTCCGTGAAGGCGAAGCTGTAGAGGTTCTGGGCGGGCGAGGCGATCCGATCGAAGTAGTTCACGGTGAGACCAATCCGCCCGCCCGACTCGGCGAGGGTGTCCGGGGTCTGGTTCCGGAAGACGATCGTCGCCTGGACGGGACAGATGAACTTCCCCAGGTGGAGCGACGACTCACCCTCGACGCCCAGCTGCTTCGTCGCGAGTACCTGGGAGTCGATCGTCAGATCCATCGCCGTCCAGATCGTCAAGGCCATCGGCTGCGACCCGGACGTACTGACGACGACGTCCTGTCCCCGCATCGCCGGGGCCGCGTCGTGCGCGGGCGACGGTTCGACGTAGGTGGCGCCCGTGATCTCCGCGTCGCCGATCGTCGAGGCGTCCTGCGCGACCTCAAACGTCCCGCCGACGAAACTCCACGTCGCCCGGACCGGCTCGTCGGGGTTCGAGACCAGTTGCAGGCTCGAGGGCATGACGCCCCGGTATCGGTGATAGGTCTGGCGGTTATTCGCGTTCAGGAACGTTTTCTCGATCGTGAACGTCTTCCGGGTCGTGCCGGTGACGAGGTCGTCCGAAACCCAGGCGCCGCCGAAGATCCCGGCGAGGATGTTCTCGAAGACCGTATTCCGGGCCAAGTTCGTCTCGATCGCGCCCCGGTTCGCCCTGGACGTCGGGATCACGTCGCGCAGCGTCCGCGCCGAGTTGAGCTCCGGATCGTTCACAGACTCGCGCTCGATCTGGAGTGTGTCGGAATTCACGCGCATCAGGTCGAACGCCGGGGTCGCGGGGGTCACGCCCTCCGTGGTCTCCTCGATGATCGCGATTCGAACGGTATCCGAGAGTGCCATCTCAGGTCCCTCCGGTGTGATAGTAGACGTAGGGGACCGCGACTCGGGCCTCTACGTGCAGTCCGTCTCCGCCAGGCGAGACGACCTCGCCAGCGTCCACGGAGAGGATCGTAATAGACGAGGGCCACAGGTGCCCCAGAATCACGGGACGGATCGCGTAGACCGCGGCCTCGATGTCCGCGAACGCCCGCCCTCGAGACGCGAACACGACGACCTCGATCTCGCCCCGCTCCTCAAACTCGTTCATCCCGAGCGAGATCCTGGACGTGTCGGTCGGCGAGAAGTAGACGGTCGAGAACGCGTCGCGCACGTCGGCCGGATCCGGAGCCCGGTTGAACGTCTCCACGTAGGGGATCGAGGAGGGCCACGCCGGGGACTCGAGACACCCGCGAGCCGCCTGCCGGACCGTGGGCGAGCTCATCGCTGCCCCGAGAGGGCGAACTTCTCGATCCGCCCCCCTCCCGGCCCGTAGGCGAACCGGACCGCCTCGACGACGTACTCCTCGCCGCCGACGTCGCGGAGCCGGTACATCCGCCGGATCTCCTCAATCCCGGCCGCGGTGCGAGCCGCGGTGAGGACGACGCCCAGGGCGTCGGACACGGCGAACCCACCCTCTTCGTCCCGGTCGGCGGTACCGCGGATGAACCCCGAGAGCGTCCCGAGCTCGACTCCGTCCGGATCCAGGACGACCAGAGGGCGCCCGACGGCGCCGATCACGTCGGTCCCGAAGGTCACGGCTGCACCTCGGCCCAGGCCATGATCTCCGAGGCGCCGACGTGGAGGGGTCGGATCCACGGATCCAGTTGCGCCAGCGGAAGCCCGAGGAGGTAGTCCGCGGCCTCGTAGCGCATGGTCGAGGACGGGGTCGCGTACTCGAGCGTCCCCGCGTCGGCGACGGTCTCGCGCTTCACGACGCCGCGCGCCTCGGGCGCGTAGGCCCCGGCTTGGAATGCGCCCCACCGCTTCGCGATCCCGGTGTAGATGAGCTCCGCAACGTCGGCCGGGACTGTCGCGAATCCGGCTTCGAAGTCGATCTCGAGAGGGTGGTATTCGTTCCACCCCGGCGATCCCTGCTCCTGGGGCGGCGAGATGAGCCCCGCATCCGCATCAACGCGCAGCGTCGCGGGGTCGATCGACTGGCCCGAGGCGGTCGCCGTGTGGATCGTCGTAATCGGGGCGTCGGCCGTGACGACGAGCTCCGGGTGGTCGAAGACCTGGACGATCCGCCGGACGTTGAAATGCCGATTGCAGTAGAGCCGGATCTTCGACGAGAAGACGTCGATCTGGCGCTCGAGCCATGCGTCCTGCTCCGTCGTCGCGCCCGTGATCCCGAGGGCGCCCTTCACGTCGGCGAGCGTGACGATCCCGCTCCCGCTGCCCGCCGGCATCGAGCTCGACAGATTGAACCAGGCGGAGCCGGAGAATCCCTGCGCCCCAACGGAGGCTCCGTCGGTCTGGACCGTGAGCGTCGCCAGGGTGGGGAAGGCGCCCGATACCGCGGCGCTCGCGTGGAGGTTTCCGGCCGGAATCGTCAGGACGACGCTCGTCGTGCCGTCGGAGACGGTGACGGTGACGTCCGAGGTCGAGGCCACGTTCAATCGCGCGTCGAGGCGATCACACGACCCTGCGGCGGGGAGCGTGACAAACTCTCGAGCGACGCCATCGAGCGCGGACGTCAGACCGGGCCACGGTGCGAACGAGACGACGAACCCCATCCTACGCGGCCCCCTGGTCGGCATCATCGTCGGCGTCGTCGTCGACCGCCTGGAGCCCGGTCGCCGCGCGCGGCGCAATGGGCTCCGGGGGATCGATGGCGGTCCCGACCGGAATCATCTGTTGCTGGACGAGGAGGGTGTCGCCGTCCACGTCCTTCGGGAGGCCCAGGCGCTTCCGAGCCTCGTTCGGGGTCATGATCCCACCCTGGACGGCTCGCGCGAGGCCCTCGATCTGGCTTTTCGTGTCACTCTTCGCGATGCGCTCCTCGACGGCGTGATCGAACGCCTCGCCCTCCGAGAGATTGAAGGTCATCCCGAGGCTCGCCTCGAGGGAGTCGAAGTAGAAGCGTAGCGTCTGGGCGTGATAGGTCCGATCCATCGTCTCCGCGTTGGAATACGAGGGATCGCCCAGTCCGATCATCCACCCCGGCACCCCGTAGGCGCGCGCGATCTCCTCGACCGTGAGGCGGTACTGGTCGATGAGGGCCGCGTCCGTGGCCGAGAGGCTCTGATCGTGCCACTTGATGCCCTTGTCCAGGAACGCTGCGCGCCCCGCCTGGCGCTCGCGCGCGGCGCGCTCCCAGGACGCGAGGTAGATCTTCGCCTGCTTCTCGGAGACGTTCGCGTCGGTCGCGAGATAGCCGCCGTTCTGCGCCTTGTTCGCGAAGAACTCGGCGGACGTCTGCTGGATCTCGCCCTGCATGATCCGGACGTAGATCAGCGCCTGGAGGGGCGAGATCCCGCAGAGCGGATCCCGCGTCGTCCGGGGGCGCCAATGCCAGACGTCCCGCTGCGCGAGACGCTCCGGGCGCTCGACCGGCTCGTCGAAGTTCAGGGGCGCCCGGTAGTAGATGTCCCCCGTCTCGCGCATCCGCTCCGGGGCGACCGCGTCGGGGGCGATCGGGTGCAGCGCCACGACCCGACCGACCGCGTCGCGCTCCTTCCAGGCGTAGGCGTTCCCGTTGGAGAGCGCGCAGTGGATCGCGTAGGACCGGAACTCGAGCCCGGTCTGGTAGTGATTCGGCCGTGCTAGGACCGCCGCCTTTCGCGAGGCGGGGATCTCGACGGGGACGCCGTCCTCATAGCGGACGTGGCGGATCCGCACGGGCGCGACGGAGTTCGCGATCAGAGCCTGACACGCGTAGACCGCGGCGAGCTCCTCGCCGGTCGTCGGGTTCGCGGCCCGTAGACCCATTTGCCAGGAGTTGCGGGCGCGGGTCCGCGTCGGCCACTCGAGGGCGGACGCCGCCGTGAGCGACGTCTCGCCCGTCGAGAGACTGACGGTCTCCGGCGCCGCGGGGCGGCTCCGACGGGGCACGCGAACGAGCCAGTCCGGCACGGCCTACCCCTCGTCAGTTTCGGCGTCATCCTCGGCGGTCGCGTAGCGCCCGCGGCCCTCGCGGACGAAGTTCCGCGCCCAGGACGGTTTCAGGGAGATCCGCTCGCCCGCCTCGACGGGTTCGCCCGTCACGGGATGGATCGGCCCCTTCGTCACGATCACGTCGTGGACGATCGAGAACGCCGCCGCGCGCGCACGCGGCTGGTCGGGGCTCTTCGGCTCGCCCTTGTGCCCTCGAGGCCGGTCGATCGGACCGGACGGCTCGTCGGTCTCCTCGGGCGGCGCGTCTTCGGGCGGCTTCTTCGCGGCGCTCTTCTTCGCGGGCGCCTTCGGCTTCGCGGCCATGCGGGGGCCTCCTACGGGAAGGGGATCAGAGCGGCGCCCCCCACTCGGAGGGCGCCGCTACCGATCAGACCCAGGTCGCGCCCGTGATACGGGCGACGACGTTGTCCCGTCGGCGCTCCCAGTCGAGGCCCTGCATCACGCGGATTCCGACCGCGGCCGTCTGCCAGAGGCTCTGGACCGGGGTCGCCGCCGCGTTCAGGTCGGCCTCGGGCGCGTCGTCCCGGTGGATCGTAGCCTCGTTCGAGAGCGAGATCTCCGGGCCGAAGTCGTCGGCCATGATGACGTGGCCGGCACAGATGAAGTCGATCGTGTCGGTCGTCTGTTGCGAGGAATCGATCACCGGATAGCCGCGCCAGCTGCCGTTCAGGGTCTCGGGATAGATGAGGTTCCCGTTCCCGTCGCGCATGAACTGGAGTTCGAGGAGCGCCTCGGGCGACATGACCCAGCCGCCGCCGACGATCGGGATGTCGTTCCCGGTCATCGCGCCGATCAGCGCCTTCGCGTCGCCGTCGGCCGCGGCGTAGCCGCCGCCCGACGTCGCGGTGATCGGCGTAACCCCGTTGAAGAGGCCCCGCGGTCGCGCCGGGTTCGACGTGTTCGCGTCGAGGGCGGTGACGTCCGCGTGTCGCGCGGCGCTCTCGACCATATCGTTCTGCGCGATCATGAGCGCCGACGGGTTCGCGTGGCGGATGCTCTTCTCCGTCATGACGACGATCGTGCCCATCTCCCGCGGCTCGAGGGCGATCGAGTCGAACGCCATGGCCGATACGGGGATCGGCGAACCCTCTCCGACCCAGGCCGTCGAGGTGCCGGTCGTCATCCGCGGGATCTCGACGTCGCGATCCACGCCGAACGAGAGCGAGGTCGTCATGAGGCGCCCGAGGATCGTCTTCGATCGCCAGAGCCCGATGAACTGATCGGCGGCGCGGCGATACTCCTGGAGCGGGGCCAGGTAGTCCGCATCCGTCGACGTGCCCTGGTCGACCGCCGCCGCCTGGAAGACGGCGCGATTGAACTCCTCGGGAGTGTGACCGGCGCGGAACTCGAAGATCTTCGAGAGCGCGTGATCGTCGAGGGTCTTCCGGGCGTAGTCGGCCGCGGCGGCGTGATTGTTTCCGCCGACCGCGTGCAGGCAATGGGCCTGGAGCGCGAGACCGACGCCCTTCCAGCGATCCGAGGCGTCGCGCTCGCGGGTGCGGGCGCTCTTCGCCTCGACGTATCGCTCGTCGGAGTCCGAGCCGCGCTTCGGAAGCGGGGTCGTCTCGGTCGAGCTCGCCAGGAGGCGCTCGCGCTCGCCGAGCTCCTCGAGCTGCGTGTTGATCTTCTCGACGCTCGCCTTGATCTCGTCGGCGCGCTTGCGCTCGTCCTCGTCGAAAACGCGGTCCTCGTCGTGCGCCTTCGCCTGGAGCGTCTCGTATTCCTCGAGGAGGGCCGCGCGCGCGTCGATGCGCTCGTCGATGGCGACCCCGATCGGCTTTCGCTTCATGGGTGGATCTCCTATCGGCGCGTCGGCGGCGCCATACGTTGCTTCTCGAGCCACGCGTTGCGCGTGGGACGTTGGCGGTCTCGGGACGGGGGGGTCGCCTTGCGGCGCGTCCCGAGACCGAAGAGTGGATCGAAGCCCGCGCCCAACGCGCCTGCTGCGATGCGGAGGGCGTCGGGGTTCGAGGGGACCGAGACGAGCGAGAGCTCCATCAGACGCGCGCCCGCGTAGACGACGGCCTCCAGGTCTCCGTCGTCCCCGAACCGATACTCGGGCGGGACCGTGGCGACGGCGCCGACCGAGACCGCGCGGAGATCACCCGCGTCTACCATGCCCCAGAGTCGATCCGCGGCCGGGTTCGGGTTCGAGTTCCGCTCGATCTCAGCGATGAGGGCCGGACGCCCCGCGTAGGAGCCGACCTCGATGGAGGGGACGCGGCCGATCGGCTCGCGCTCGAGGGCCTCGGAATGGCCGTGATCCCAGAGGAGGACCGGGTTCGCGCGGAACTCGGCGAGCTCCCATCCCGCCTGGATCACGATCCGGCGGGCGTCGTCCTTCGTGTCCGTCGAGGCGACGAATCGATAGCGGCCGTTCGACGCGGCCTCGATCCCGCCCAGTAGCCCCAGGCCCGGAAGTTCCATCCCTCTCCCCCAGGTCGGAGTGTGACTGGATCTGTCACGTGCCGCAACAGGTGGCGCCACTTCCGGCGGCACGGCTCATTTGGGAGCCTCAAACGAGCCGATCGGAAATCCCCTCAGTCGGAGAAGACGACGCCCACGGAGTCGCCCAGGCACTCGGGAGCCTCGCCATCGACGAACGCCTTCGCGGCCATGGCGAGGGCGACGGCCGGGTCGATGCGGCCCGCGCTCTTTTGCTTCACCAGTTTGCGATTCCCGGCTGCGTCCTGGGAGACGATCGCGTTGGCGATGGCGGCGTTGAGGACCGGGTTCCCGCCGTGTCGGAGCCGACCGGAGAGGACGAGCTCCTCGAGAGCGTCGATCGCCGGGGCCATGTCGCGGAATCCCTGCCCGCATGGCGCGAACGTGGCGGTCTCGTCTTCGTCCCAGCGCGCGGCCAGGTAGCCGCCCGCGTACTCGTCCACGTAGGAGAGGAGCTCCTCGATCCGCCAGCGGTCGAAGTAGCAGCGCGTCACGTCATACCGCTCGATCTCGGCGACGACGCGCTCCGCGAGGTCGCCGATCCGCATGACGTTTCCGGGGACGGGAGTCAGGTAGCCCTGGTCTGCCCAGAGCGAATACGGCGCATGATCCATCTGCTCGCGGCCGAGCAGCGTCCCGGCAGGCGTCCAGGCGTAGGTGAGAACGTGGACGTCGCCCTCGTCGTCGGCGGCGAGGAGGACGAGCGAGGTCAGGTCCGAACGCATCGAGAGATCAAGCCCCCCGAAGACGACGCCCGCCCGAAAGACCTCGAGGTCGATCTCCTCGGCGCAGCTCCGCCACGTCGCCGCGTCGAAGAGGCCCGCGTCCGCGCTTACCCGCTGGTTCAGGATGAGATTCCGGAACTTCGCCATCAGCGAGGGCGCCCTCTCGGCGCGCTCGTATTGGCGGCGGATGTCGGTCTCGGACCTGGAATGCCCGATTGAGGGGTTCGCCTTCCGCCACGCGACCGGGTCGCCGGGGTCGTCCTCCTCGTCGGCGGCGTGGATCATGACGTAGGCGGAGGGGTCGGCGAGCGCCGCGTCGATTTGGATCGAGAAATAGTCCTGGTCCGAGGGGGCCTGCGTCGAGATTAGGATCTCGAGCGAGTCCTCATAGGAGCCGAGCGAGGTCGCGATGTTCTCGCAGAGGGCATCGTTCGGACCCTTGATCTGTCCGACCTCGTCGCCGATCGCCAGGTAGAGGCCGAAACCGACCGCCGTGGACGCCTCCGCGCTCATCGCCACGTATTCGGGAGGGGCCTCTCCCTCGTAGCGGAACCCGACGATCTCGCCCGCCGACGGCTTGATCCGGACGAGGTGCGAGAAGCCCGAGATCTCGATCAGTTTCACGCAGTATTCGAAGATGATCCGGGCCTGTTTCCTGGAGCGGGCGTGCGAGGCGATCCGGGCGCCCGCCTTGTGGAGAGGGCCGTAGAGGCAAGCGAGGACGATGATCGCGATTAGGAACGTCTTCCCGTTCCGTCTGGCGACCGTGAGGATCGCCGTCCGGATCGGTCCGCCGTCGGCGTCCGTCCCGAATGCGCCGCGGAAGAACTCGCGTTCCCAGTCGAGGATCTGGATCGGCTCCCCGGCGAGAGATCCCTCCGGCACCTTGTGCCGCTCCGCAAACCGGACGAGCTCGTCGGCGAGGCGTTCACCGCGCGAGAGCATCTTCGACCGCTTGCCCATGGCGACCTAGTGGAGCGGACCCTCGCCCGACCCGGTCGGCACGTCGGCCAACGGATTCCGACCGAGGGCGCCGCGCGGTCGGGGCGGGGCACTCGAGGGGCGGTGCGGGTTCGAGTGTTTCGAGGTCGTCGCCTGGGGCGTGATCCGGAGTTTCGTCGTCGAGCTGAGAACCGCCGCGCGGCACTTGTCCGCCCTGGTCGCCCAGTAGGGCCGCTGTTTCCAGGGCGTTTTCGGATCGCGGAGTTTCGGCTCGACCGCGCGGAGCTCCGAGAGCGCCAGCGCGTAGACCTCGAGCGGACCCCTGGAGAGTTCCGAGAAGTGATCCGGCGGCGCCGCCTGGATCGTCGCGCGCATGATCGTCCGAGCGAGCTCGTCCCCGCCCAGAGCCTCTAGCGATGAGACCGGAATCCGGCGCGCGCTCGAGTCGTGCGACCGCTTACCCTTCGCCATGGGTATCCCCCCCTTTTCGAGGCCGTACCGTAGGCGATTTTACCGTTTTATCGAAAGGAAAATGGGAGGCGACGGTCCCGAGAGGGGGCCCTGACGTCCTCTAGACGCCCCCCCCTCGGCCTTCACTCGTCAGAGTTCCACGGGTGCCGCGGGTCGAGGGGCATCCCATCGGCGCCGACGGCGCCCTCGAATCCCCGGTTCCTGGCGGCGACGCTGCGGCCGGTGCGCTGCCGGTGACATCGCCCGCAGAGCGCGCGCAGGTTCAACGGGTCGAGGCGGCGCGACGGGTCTACTCGTACCTCGACGATATGGTCGACCTCGACCCGTTCGCCTGCGCGAATCCGACGGCGGCACATGGCGCAGGCTCCGTCCGCCTCGGTCCATCCGGCGAGAAACAGCGCGCGCACGCGCTCCCAGTTCCGATCGTATCCTCGATCACGCGGCCCAGGGCGGGGCATGGTGGACAACCTCAATTCCTGCTCTGTGTAGCAGGGCCCGAATCGAATATGCCGCCTGATCTGGGACGACTGCGTTCCCGAGCGCCCTTAGTCTGTCGGATCTCTCGTCCAATCGAGGGGCAAGCCCATCAGAGCCTCGACGAATCGGGGATTCAAGAGCCGGAGCGGGCCATCCTCGGGCGAGCCATTCGATCCATCCTGCTCGATCGTCCGGTCCCGGCGGCCATGGGAGTCGCCCGTCCGGATGGCATCCGTAAGCGAGACCCCCTGATTCGCCTTCGATCCTGGGGCGTTCCTGCTCCCGCTCGCCTTCGCATCGCCCGCCGTAGGCGTCGGCCAGATGGCGACCGCGTTCGGCGTCGGATACACGCCACGCGACCAGGAAGAACCGCTCGCGGCGATGGGGGGCGCCGACAGTGGCTCCCGCAGAAAACAGGCCCCATTCCGCATCGAACCCCATTTCGGAAAGTCCCCCACAGATGCGGGCGGCTCCCCGAAGAGCGAAGCCTGGGACGTTCTCCACGACGACGAGACTCGGTCCCACGACCCGAATGAGATCCAGGAACGCCTCTCCGAGCCATCGCTTATCCTCGAGTCCGAGGCCCTTCCCTGCGACGCTGAACGGCTGGCATGGGATCCCGGCCGTGACGACGTCGCAGCCCATCGCTTGAATGCCTGGAATGCGCGCAGCGGTCTCGACATCGTCCCAGATAGGCCCCGGTGCGAGGTCACCCGCCGCCATACGCGCGGCCAGGATCGCGGCTGCACCGAGCTCCCTCTCCACGTACAGGCAGGCATCGAAGGGGCGACCGAGCGCGAGCTCGACGCCGAGGTCGAGTCCTCCAATCCCGGCACATACAGAAACGCCATTCATCTCACCCCCCTTCGCTGGGCCCCTCCGGCACCGGCTGTTTCTCCAGCCAATCGAGCATCAGCGCGATACGTTCGGCGTCAGGCGGGTACTTGTAGGTCTGCGGGTTCCAGTGGGCGCGGGCCTCGGGCACCGTGAGGTCTCGGCACCCGGCGCGAATGCGCCACTCGGCACCACACCAGACAGCCGTGACCGCGTAGCCGTGCATTGTGATGCTGAGGAGATGGGCACCCTTGGCCCAGCGCAGATCGGCCCCGAGCAGATCTGCCTCGCGCAGATCGGCCCCGATCAGATCGGCCCAGCGCAGATCGGCCCCGAGCAGATCTGCCTCGCGCAGATCGGCCCCGATCAGATCGGCCCCGATCAGATCGGACCAGCGCAGATCGCACCCGCGCAGATCGGCCCAGCGCAGATCGGCCTCGCGCAGATCGCACCAGCGCAGATCGGCTCCGCGCAGATCGGCTTTGCGCAGATCGGCTTGGCGCAGAGCGGACCAGCGCAGATCGGCCCCGCTCAGCTCGGCCCCGAGCAGATCGGCGTGCGGCTCGATCCGCATCGCCCTCCCGTAAATCCCGAACTCACTCATCGAAAGCCTCCATCGCGTTTCCGCTCTCGTCACACTCCCAAACCGGACCCGCACAACGCGGCGCTTTCACCTTCCACGGGCTATGCCCCCACTGATGCACGACGATCTCGTCTACGCGCACAGGGCACGCGACGAACTTCGGGCCAGGGTGAAACGAGAGGGCTTGCTTGGGGTGGGATACAAAGTGCAGGCCGCTTCCGCACTCAGGGCCCGCGTCCCAATAGGAAGCTTCTGGCACTGTGCCGGGCGTGTAGAGAAAGCCGCGGCTCGACGCGTAGTTTTCCGTCACCGCCTTGTAGAGCGTGACGATGCCGTCTTCCACCTTTAGCCCGGCGCGCTCCACCCACTCCCGCGCGGTGGCGGGGGGCTTTACGCAAACGCCGCCGCTGATGGTCGCTCGGCCTGAGCGGACGCGGATCACGACGCACGGACCCGCCTCGACCGAAGCCGAGTCCCACGCCACGACCGAAGCCGAGTCCCACGCCTCGACCGAAGCCGAGCCCCGCGCCACGAGCCGCCCTTTTCGCACGCTCGGTTTGTCGCCTCGGCCCACCGCCTCGTCGAACTCGTCCTGACTCGATACGTCTATGGTCTTCACTGGGCAAGCCTCCACACGCGCTGCATG